TCTTCCAGAACTTTCATCAGGTAACCGTTGGTTTCCATGATGGTTCGCATTTCGTCACCGTTCAAGGTGCCCTTTTGCATGGCTTGTGCAAACTGATACAAGGCACTGGCAGCACCTGCACCTGATGCACCAGAGATTTGCAGTGTCTTGTTGAACTGTTCTGTGATGTAGGCCAAGCTCTCAGTGCTGGATCCTGCAAAGGTTGAACTCTGTGCCAGTTTTTGGAATAGGTCAACTGTGCCGCCTAGGTCACTGCCTGTTCTTGCCGCACTGGCACCTAGAATACTCAAGGCAGCATCAGCATTGGCAATGCCTCCAGTGGCAAAGATCAACTTGTTGGTCATCTCTGCGGCTGAATTGGCCAAGGTAATAAATTGCGCGGCTATGCCAGTGGCAAAACTTAGTCCACCCAGTGCGGCTATGGCGGTAGTCAATCCGCTGATGGCACGCTCTGCATCTCTTGTGTCGGCTACGACTTTTATGGTGGTTGTTTCAGTTGCCACTATTTTCTCCTTGCCTTGTCCATGGCTTTTTTAGTTTCTTCGGCTTCGATCTTGTAGAAGGCTCCCCATCCCACAAACTCAGCCACCGACATATCCATCACTTGTTCTACCAGGAGACCCAGATCTTTTGCTAGTTTATAAGCAAACAACAGATCAGGATCTCCTTTTAGTTTTTTTCTGCTTGCTCCAGGCTTTCAACAGCAGTGGCATTGTTCATTTCACTGGCCACACGGATGATCACGCCTGGATCAATTTCGTTCATGAGTGCTGGCTTGTCAGCAATGGTAAACATCTTGCTGCCATCTTCATTTCTGGAACGAATGATAATACCTTCCACCAAGGCTTCAACTGTCTTGCCTTGCTGTGTTAATTCTACAATGCGACTTTCTTCTTTGAGAGTGCTCACGGTCTTGAAGTAGATCTTTGCGTCCCATTCAGGAACTTCTACGTGTGCCATCTGTCCACCTATCTTGTTACGAAAGTGCGCTGTTGCGTTTTCAATAATTTTACTCATTTAATTTTTTCCTTTGATTGCTTTCAAACTCGGACCCACGATACCATATCGTGCTTGTTGTGATCCTCGCATACCTCGATTGGTCATGTGTCTACCTCGATCCAATACACCAATATATGGCACATTGTTCTCAATTGTGAAACCAGTGGTGGAGGCTGTTTTCCTCCACCCGGCCCTGGCTGTGCCTGTGTCAACAGGCGTTCGTGTTTTTATCTCATCTAGCAGTTCACGGCCAATCTTTTGCACTTCTCGATCAATTGTTTTTCTAACACGACTGTTAAGGTCCTTGTCAACAAATTCAATTGAGAATGCCATGGATTAAACGTTGCCTGTTTGTGAGAATGTTACTGCGCCAGATCCCTGCACAGAAATGGTTGCTTCCACAAGACCATCAAATGTGCTGTTGATACTGAAACCAGTGACCACCATACCTGCACAAGTGAATGCCACGTCATTAGTGGCATCTTGCACAAGATAAAATGTTCCAGCATAGTTGGCTTGACCAACTGTGCCTGACGTGGGGTTGAATGCCACGTTACCGTTAAAGTTCGCAGGATCAAAATACACATCAAGACTACCAGAATAAGAAGCAGGCCCACGCACGTAGGTGCGTGAGTCCGATCCCATGGTAGAAGTTTCAATGGTATCTGCTGTGATGTCTATACTGAAGTTTCGCACAGCGGCCACAGCAACACCATTTAGAGTGACTGCGCCGTCATTACCAACTAATGTTGCCATGGTTAGTTCTCCTTAACTGGCTGCGAATGCTACTGCACCAGAGCCTTGGAATGATACTGATCCTTCGACCAAGCCATCCATTGTTGAGTTAACACTGAAGCCAGTGATAATCACGTTGCCCTGCAGGTTGTTTGCACCACTTGCACTTAGGTTGCCACGGAAAGTAGCAACACCATCACCAACTGCACCGCCTGTGGCGATCAGTCGACTGATTACGCTTGCACCACCGGTCAAGTTTGCTGGATCCACATACACATCTGCTGAACCACTCCATGATGCTAGACCGCGCACATAAGTGCGGCTGTCAGTGCCCATGGTAGATGTTTCGATTGTGTCTGCTGTGATATCACAACTGAAATTACGCACGTTTACAAGGCCCACACCGCCGATTGCGATTGAACCGTCATTTCCAACTATTGTTGCCATTATTCGTCTCCTTCAAGGTTATTATTGGCTAGGTCCAAGACTATTTCGGTGGCCTTAGGTTTCACCGGGGGCTTGAGACGAATAATTTCTTCTCCAGCCTGTTCATCTACCGCTGACTTCCAGCCTGCGGCTTCATACTCTGGCCAACGACTGGGTAATATGTCGCGGGTCAATGTTTCTTTTGTTATTTTCATTGTGTTCCTCTCACGTAATTGTATCTCACACGATATTCAATGCGTAGTTCTGCAAGTGGTGCCAGGCGTGGAACATTTTCAATCAATTCAACTTGACTGTCTGTCACACCTGAGGCTTTCAAACCAAGATAACGATCTGCATCTAGTGCATTCTCAATGGCATTCAATATGTCATTGCGTCGTTTGTCCAATTCAGTGCCACGCACAAAACAACGGATCTCAAAACGAATATTACCAGCACGACGACCCACAGCAGTGAGTCCCATGGTTGTGGTTTCACGTTCTTCATCAATGAAGTTGATCAGTAGCGCAGGGAATTGTGTGATAGCCAGTTTCTCTGGCTCAAAAGGTTCGCGTGTGACCAACACAGGCTTGGGGTCACGGATTTCTGTTAGTGCAATGTCAATTGCATCAATGATACTTTGACGTAGACTCATCTGCGTAGTCTCAGGCTGGTGTCACTGGCTTTTTCTGCATCACTGAATGTGCCTGAAGCATCAGTATCATAACGCACACCTTCACGAATGCACAGATCCATCTCGTGTTCAAAGCGACCACGATAGTAATCCATCATGACCTGGAATTTGTCTTTGTCTGGGGCGAATTGTGTGAGTTTAGGACATACGTGGTATGCCAGTGCATGATAAACAGTGGCTTGCTTCCATTGAGTGGAATCTAGTTTGGTAGTATCCATCAAGGTTGTGTCGCTTGATCCAAAGTTCTTGCGGTATGTGGGCCACCAACGAACAGAAATAACACGATTAACTTCGGTCTGACTGCGAGTCAATTCAGTGTTCCATTCAATCACGCCATATTCTTGAATGTTTGGTTCGACCAATAGGAGGTCGGCGAGGGTAGCATAAGCCATCTGTGAGTCCTTCTCAAAATGTAGTGCAAGTCCTTCTTGCTTGTTTATTTAGTCCAAACAAAAAGGGCCCTTGTGAGGCCCCTTTTGCGTCATGCTAATCCTGACTAGGATTAAACAATACTTGAGTCGAATGTTGCTAGAACACCTGCATTGTCATACAACTCGCCTGTGCCATAAATTGCACTACCAACGATGTCATAACCGCGGATACCGGCTTGACGTTGTGTTTCAATCTTGATGTCTTGCATGATTGCTAGACCCAATGCGTCTTTGTGGAACACACCGCAACCATAGTCACCAGAAGCATTGCTTGACAATGTAGACTGTGGAACCAGGCTGGACTGATACACAGGAACACCACCTAGTGTGCCCATGAAACCATTACGCAATGCATCGTTACCGATCATGCTGGCTGGTGCGGCAAAAGTGCTGGTCAATGTTGAAGCCACGTCATATGCAACGGCTGGGTGCAATACGATTGCACAGTCATTGGCAGTATCGTAACCTTGGCTACGTAGTTTAGCGATTGCTTGGAACAACAATGCGGCTGTGGCAGTGGTTGAAACGCCACCAACTGTGTTGGTTGCAAAACTGTTGAACAAGACCATCAAGTCGCCGTCGATCTTGCGAGCGATTGCTTCGCCGAACAGTCGACCAATGTCGCTCACAACGTTGCTGGCTGAGGCCATCATGGACAAATCGCTGATGGTGGCCAATAAGCCAACTTCACTAACAGTCAATGTTGCGCCGTCTGTGCTCACAGTGGTTGTGCTTGGTGCAGTGGCTTCAGTTAGAGCGGCTGCTGTTACCTGTGGGTAGATAGGAACAGTAACTGTCTTGCCGTTGCCTGGTGCGAGAGTGTAGTTGCGAACTAGACCACGCATGATGGATTTTTCTGATGCTACGAAAAGTGCTTCAGCGACGATGCTAGGTAGCAGGTCGTTTAGGGTTGTTGTATTTGTTAATGCCATTATAGGCTCCTTTGGTTTGGTTTAGCCAATACCGTTATCTTTGCGATACTGGCGATATAAATCACGATGGGCTGGATTCTTCATATCCAACTTGGTGATATCTAATTTGCCTTGGCCTGAATTGGCAACGCTGGACTTGGTGTTGGTTGTAGCAGGGTTTGCAGAGACAAAATGCGGATTCGAATCGAGGAACTCCCGCACTAGATCTTGCACACCTAGGGGTTCACCGCTGTCGTTGTAGCGAACTAAACCTTTGTTATCAACTACTTCTACTTCACCTTCAGGATTAAGTCTTACTTGTGGAGTCAATAGTGCTTTTACTTGTTCTGCATTTACAGCACGATACTGTGCGGCGGCTGAGAGTAAAGGCGTATTAACTTTGTATTCCTTAATCACGCTGTCTCGTTTCTGGATTTCGGCATCCTTTTTTGCGGCTAAGTCTCGAATCAGAGTATCAAACTCACCCTTCTTGATCTGTTGCTCCTGTTGCTTCTTCTCCCATTCAGTTTTGATTGAACGTAGTTCTTCAACATCGCCTAGATCTTCGTAGGGCTTGAGAAGTTTCTTTTCCAATGATCCGCGCATACGGGCCATCATGTTGTCTACTTCTTGCTGACTGTAAGTCTTTGTCGCTTGTGCCTGATTTTCAGTTTCGCCTGTAGCATCAGTTGCTGTGTCGTTAACCAATGTATTGTCTGACATTGTGCATCGCCTCCTTAAAGAGTTTGTTGTTTATTTATACCAAAAGAAAACTACTTCTTCTTCTTTGGTTTTATTTTGCCTTGGCTAATTTTGATAGCAACCATTTGTTTAATTGCTTGAGCCTTTGTTGGATATACTTTACCGCTTTCACCATATTGGTATCCTTTTCCGCCTCTAGGGCCTTTTGCTTTGTGTATTGGCATTTGTTGCTCCTTAGTAATATAGAACTGTGATATGTCCCTGTCCACTGTGTGTCAAAGCACTTATGGTGGCTCCTATGGGTATTTCAAAATCTACCACTGCACCTTGTGGGATTACAATACTGGTGCTGTCTGCAGTGCCGTTGATCTTGATGAAATGAGTCTGTAGACTTGACATTATGGTTATGGAGGTATCACCAATGGCTGTGGTGGCTTGTGCTGTGGATGAGTTGGTGGCCAAGGTCTGCCACTTGGTTAATCTACGAGCCATCTTAGTAGCCTCGCTTGCGTGGTGGTTTGGGCATTTTCTTTTGCTTTGTGAATTGGCATGATGTTTCCTTACTTGGGTTTTCTCAATCGAATAGTAGTTCCTTGATTCTTGGCTTGCTTTTGCACAATACGCATGCCATTGTTGAAACTACTACTGCTCTTGGTGAGTTTGCGTCCGCCATTGCGGGCATATCGTGCACCGGCCTTGTGACCATCACAGTTGCCTTTGCAAGGACTGCCAAAATATGTGGCCATATCAATAGCCTTTCTTAGGTGGACGCTTGTTGCGATTCTTGCGAGTCCTGGACCCGCGTGTTGGAAGTGGTGTCATTTTTATTTTCCTTTCGACCAAATATTAGATCCCAGTTGCTGTCAAAACGTTCACGATTGGCGGGTCTGTAGATACTGCCTTTGCCTGCTTCGTGATGATAGGTGTCAATTGGATCAGACTTTTTCTTTATGATATTTGACATCAGTTGCTCCTTGCGGCAGCGGCACCTGCATCAATGATATCTTGTAATTCAAGTTCAGGGTGTAGTGCAAGGATTTCATCATTTGAATAGCCTTCCATCAACATGCCTTGAATGTGTTCTAGTCGTTGTGCCTGTGTCATGTTGGCTAGACTAGGATGTTCACCTTCACTGTTGTTCACAGGTGCCACAGTTGCGCTTTCTGCACGTGCAAGATTTTGCAAACTGACCTGTATCTTGTTGATCTCATCAATCTCGGCCTGATACATGGCCTGTTCACGGCTTTCTTCATATTGAATTTCATAGCGTGGATCTTCCAGCAGTTCACGCACACGGAATTCCAACAAGGCCTGTGCTTCAGGTGTTTTAATACTACCTGAGATACTTTGTAGACTGCGTAAGGCATTGGGCACATCACGCACATCAAACTCATCTGGATAATCAATCTCGCCATCAAATGCCATGCCTTGATACAAAGCATACCAACGCCAGATCTGTTCTTCTGCCAGTTCTAGGTTGTCACAGAATTCTGCCAGTCGTGCATTGAGCAATTGGAATTCTGTTTCCATGGCCACACCTGACAGACTACGGCTTTCTGTAGCACGCACAGCACCTGTGTTGGCCATCTTGTCAATGCTGTCCACAAGACTATTGATACTGGTGTAGATCTGATTGATGTCTGTTGACACATTTAGTAGATATGGTTTCAGGCCAGGATCCATGCCATCTGGCATGAGTGCAACTGATCCTGCTCCTGCTGAGGCTTCCACGTCCACTGTTTTGACCAATGTAGGATGACCATTGATTCGGATACTTTGTTCCACTTCACTGCTTAAATTGTAGATCATTTTCTGTGCATCAGCAATGTCACTGATCATACTAGCACCAATGCCACGCACAGGTGATCTTGTGGCATAGGCAATGGTTGCAGGAATGCGACCCAGGCCATTGGGTTCAATAATTCTATCTGTCAATTCACGTGTGTTATGATTCACTTGGCTGGTAGTGATCTCTTGTTCAGTCCATTCTTTGATGGTTGAGAATGTGTCATTGGCTTCTTCCACATACTTGAGATAACTCAACACATATGCACCTGATAGTTCTCTGCGCCAGGTCCAGTCTGTCACAGTGAGTGGAGTAATTAGGTTCACATAAGGTCGCACACCTGATGCCATTTCATCTGCACGAGTGGCACTATTGGTCTGTGGCTTCACAGTCAGGATCCAGCAGTGACCAAACACAGCAGCCCAGATGGCCACATCACGCATGAATGCATCAATGGTTCTGCCATCTAGGTCAGCATCAGCAAGAAACTGTTTGAGATCCAGGTCACCATCTAGGCTACCAAAGTCTCGTTCTGGATCACTGCGGAACATGAAACTGGTATAGACTGATATGATACTGCGGCAATGATTATCTAGCGGTGTCACAGCCAGTCGTGCTTCATACTCTTGTGCTGTTTCATTGTAGTATTTGGTCAGGTGATTACCTTCACGATATTCCTCGCCGCCAATGTAACTCTGCAACAGGAACTCCCAACGCAGTCTATTGCGTTGATACAGTAAATTTTGACTTGTGACGCTGTTGTATGCGTCGGCTAATGTTCTATCCATAATCTTTCCTTGTTATGCGGCAATTGAATGACCCCACCGAGCGGGCTGAATCATGTTGGGATCTCTATCACGTTTGACTGGGAACAGGTAATCTACCATGTATCCCAGTGCATCGTTCATATGATCATATCCTGAGTCTTTGTCAGGTGTGGTTGTTCCAGGCTTGTAGGTTTGTCTCTCCAGGCCTTCTATCACATGTTTCACAGTGGGTGCAAATGTCAAACTAATGTTGCCGCTTGCACTTTTCATTCGTGAATTAACTGCATTGATCCTGTCACGCACAGGTGTGTGTGCAGGAGGACACTTGACTACAAATCCTGCGTTTTGCAAGATGGTGAGGTCAGTAGTGCCGCCTGCTGACGTTTTTCTCTGACGGGAAGCAGGGTCTGGGAATGCCCAGATGCGGCTCTTTGGATACCGGCCCTTGATCTCTTCGACTGCTTCTTGGGTGTTAGAAGAAAACATACGGATTTCGTCAATGACATGCAAATGATCTCCTGTGCGAACAGCAACAACCACTGACATAGGGTCAATGTTAAAGTCCCAACCGGTATATAACGCTTGTGTGTCATGGCTGTGTGCAACAACATGTGTGCCACGATCAAAGCCATAGTAAATACGGTTGCCTGCGGTTTCAAACGTGGCCAGGTATTCCTGACGAAATGTTCTCTCATCTAGATCACGTCTTGCTTGTTCAATCTCATCTGCTGACACATTCCCACCTTCTAGTGTGGTGTATTGGAATGATTCCCAGTTGTGTTCATCTCGGGCTTTACCACGTTGATAGAGGTCATTTGCCCAGTTTCCCTGTCCCATAGGAGTGGAAATAAACATGGCAGAGCCTTGCTTGTCAGAAAGGGTAGGACGTAGCACTTCTGACCATGCTTTTTCATCTATCATTGCAAACTCATCCAGCACACAGAAGTCAAGACCCACACCACGCAGGCTGTCAGGATTATCTGCGCCACGTAGACTTATTGTAGATCCATTGATCAGGGTGATGGTAAGATCACTTTCGTTGACCTTGCGGCTCCAGCCTAGATCCTGCATACGCCATTTTAGTGTGTCCCACACAATCTGTTTGGCCTGTCTATAAGTTGGTGCAACATAGAATGCACGTTTCATAGGATGACGGCATACCTTGGCCAATTCACGAATAGCCAAGTGAGTCTTGCCCCAGCGGCGACCAGCAATGACCACACGAAAACGTGCGCCTGAGTTGGTGACTTCTAGTTGGCCAGGATTAAGACTCATCTGCTTCCTTTGTCGTGCTGTTGTCCGACCAAGGTAGGATCTTGTTTGCATCTGTGTTGGTTGGTGTGTCACTTTGACCCAGCATGTTCTTGCCCAGCCAAATCAACATTGTAGGGTTGCCATCCAAGGCAACTTCAATCTGTTTCTTGCGGATCTTCATATACAGTTCTGATTCACTGCGCTGAATGTAAGGCAAGAAGTTGTATTTCAGGGTTTCACGATCAATGCCAAAGAAATGTGCCATCTCTTCCATGGTGCATCCCATGCCACTGAGTCTGTAGACTTCATCAGGGTCAACGACCTTCTGGTTGGGGCCACGGCCAACCACAAGACCTTTTTTGGTCACTTCTCCCCACTTGGGATTCTTTCGTGGCTTGTATTCCCATTTCACAGGTTCCTGCTGTTCAGGAGCCTCCATGGGCAAGTCTGGGCCTATGATTTGTTCTAATGCGTCTATCATACGTTTCTGTTCATGACCTTCACACGGAAGCGGCGTGCATCAACTGATCCATCACTGGTGGTAATGGTATTGGTCACTGTGTAAACATTGCCTGCTGAACCTGCTTGCAGTTCAGCATAGGATATATTGGCTGTGAGTCCTGAACTTTTGATGGTCAAGGCGCTGGGATCGCCTGCAATGTTGCTCACTGTCATTGTTGAGTTGGCCACAGTTTTATTTGGTTCAATCCAGTCCGACCAGTTGAGACTGTAGACCAGCACAGCGGCAGGATCTTTTTCTATGTAACTGCCGTATGTGTCTTGTTTGAATCCTGTTTGTGTTGTCATCTTGTTTGTCCTTTAGAGCACTTCGAGCACTCGCGTTTCAGGTGCGACATCTATCGAGCGCAGGTCTGGTAATATACTATTTACCCGTGTTTCTTCACGGATACTAATCAACCTGGTTTCAGCCAGCACAGGGTAGATTCTTGATTCTGGTGTGATACGTATCTGGAAATCTAGGTCAAGTGCAAACACGTCACCCACTGACACAACAAATCCATTGGCAGAAATGCTGGCACTGGCACTGGCAACTTTGCCACCAAGACCAGTTACACTAAAGTTTGCGACTATTCCAGTGGCACCAGGCTGTATTCTTATGCCAGTCGCTGCCAGGGTTGATACCGCAGTGACCACGGCTCTGTTGGCAGAAATTTGGTCTCCTGCACAAGTCACACTGGCCAAGGCAGCAATACTGGCAGTGCCTGCGGCTGTGAATGCGGCACTTGCTGTTATTGTGCTTGCCGCAGATATTGTGGCGCCTGTTCCGCGAACAATGGCAGTTGCTGCCAATTGACTTCCTGTAGCGGCAAGACTGGCTGCGCCAGGTCGAACTCTTTCAGGTGTGCCTGCTAGTGTCACTGTGCTTGTGACAGCACTGGCACCTGTTGCTGTTACAGATCCTGATGCTGATACACTTGAGACTGAAGTTAGAGAGGCAGCGCCTGTGGCACTTTGTCCACCATTCACACTCAAGGTGCTGACAGTGATTAAATTGGCCGCACCTGGTCTAAACTTGTCTGCTTGACCTGCAACACTACTGGCACTGGTTAGACTAGATCGACCACCAGCAACAGTGGCACCTGTGGCAACAACTGTGGCTATGAACTGTGCATCAAGAGTAGCATCTAGATTGGTCTTGGATTCTACTGTGAGTGTGCTCACAGCAGGCAGTATCAAGCCTGTGAAGTTGCCATCCCAAGTGGTGCCAATGAAGTCAATCCAACCTGCTGTCTGCTGATCCCAAGTGATAGGCTGTGTGGCTATGCCACGTGTTACTCTAGCAGTGGCTGTGACAGCCACTGTGCTTGAGAGATTGGCCACAAAGTTCTTTTGTGCCAGGGCAGTGACACCAAAAGCGTCTACTGAGGCCAGTGAGGCCAGGGCTTCGACTATTTTACCAGCCGTGGCCACCACAGTTGATACACTGGCCAGCGTGGCTGAACCAGTTTTGACTGTGACTCGTTCGCCTTCAGGGCCTGATGAGACATAGCCAGGATCCCAATATGAATCCACTGCCCAACCTGAATCGGCAGGTCCATCCATGCTGAATGCTGTGACAATTGCCACAGCACCGTCTAGTGTAGAAACTGTGTAACCAGGAACTACATAGTCTAACTCAACATAGATGATATCAGCCAAGGCCTACTCCTGTGTTCACAGGCGCAATTAAGCCAGGCTAACTGTCAAGTTGGTAGATGAAATTTGGAATGTATCACCATTTGCAATGCTCTTGCTGGTGGTAAGGTTGCCATAGAACAACACGTTGCCTGCCAGTGCAGTTGGACTGTCTACCACTGCAACTGCTGTGACTGTGCCCCAATCTGCTGTGGCTGTGGTCCAGGTCACTGTGCCGTTTGTGGCTGCTGTGCCTGATGCGGCGGCTGAGAAGTTCACACCTTGACGGCCATATGCTGTGCCTGATGTGGAGATCTCATCTGTTAGGGTGCCTGCTTCAAGGTTGGCAAGAGTTCCTGTGCCTGTTTCCTTGAACAAGGCAAGATAGATTGTGGCTGGGCTGGTGAAAGTTCTGGCACCTTCGCCTAGCACGTGGTCGAGAACTTTGTTCTCTAGATAATTACTGGCTGCTGACATTTTATTGTCTCCTTAAGGGTTGTGAGTCTGTCATGACTTGTTATTTATGGGCTTTAGGCTATGCGTGTGATACGGTAGTAGTTGGGATAACCTGCGGCTCCGCTTAGAGTATTGAGGTTGGCACTCATGACTGCGGTAACTGTGACCACTGTGTTAGCACCACCAACAGTGGTGAAAGCGGCACTATAACCACTGCCCGGAGTGGTATAATTTACACTGGTTCCACTAGGCATGCCAATACTGGTGTTATTGCTTTGAAATTGCCAATCACCTGTGCCTTGACTGCTAAGAACATCTATCACATATGTTCCTGGTTGTATAACCAATTCACCATTGTCTAGGATACTGCTTACAATAGTAGTGCCTATTTGATAATTGATTGCGGCATTGGCTCTAATTCTCTGCACAGCACTGGCAGTATAAACTCTTGTTCCACCAGTGTATATCTGAACTTCACCGCGTGTGGGTCCATCTGATATCATGCTGTTCACCGCAGTGATTGCATCATAGATCTGTGCTCGTGCATTGGCAGGTGTGTCTGATCCTGAATCCACATTGCTTGTGCTAATTGTTGTGTTGGGCCATGTCATGTTATTTTCCTATCACAAAAGTTGCCAGGAGGTAGCCCGTGACTGAGATCAACCCCGTGATGATCACACCTGCCCATGTCAAATAGGTCTTAAGAGTCTGATCCTGGTTCTTGGTGATCCTTGCATGGATCTCCTGGACAACAGTTTCCATACGATCAAAACGTGCATCCATGCCGTCCAATCGTTGTAACAGCAGAGCATAGCGTTGAGCACAGATGTCTACATGCACTTCAAGGCTTTCACGCTCTGCTTCAATGCGGGGTATGAGTTCTAGTTGGCTCATGGTGTTATCCTGTCACAGTGATGTCAAAGGTGTCAAGGATTTCTACACCAGGACCTGTAATTTTGAATGTGACCAGATGTGAACCTGGTGTGCCACCAGACAACACAATGTCTATTCCTGAATCTGTAGCCTGTGCAGTGGCTGTGACATCACCTGCTGTGACCCAGGTCTGATAAGTGGAATATCCTGCAAATGATTGTCGGAGTGTTTCACCAGTTGTTTTAGTTAGTTGTTGCATGATCAAATCCTAGTAAGGCAGGCAAATCAAAGCCTGCGGTTGTGTGTGATAAAAACTTTTGTGCACCACCTGTTGATATCAATTGTTCTTGCACAGTGTGTATGTGTGGCAACAAACAGGTTGTGAAGTCTGGATGTCGTCTCATGCTTTCAAACTCATTGGCAGGTATCTGTCCAGTGGTGATCATGTAGTTTTCAATTCTATGTTGAAACTCCAGTCTAAACTCTTCACGCTGACAGGCTTCGGCAGCATCAGCATCAGACATGTGTGCATATTGTCTCAATGGTTGCACACGTTCAATGCACAGATCAATAAAGGCCAATTCGTCTTGTGCGGCTGTGACCAATTGATCTGTCATGGGCTGTGCCAATTCAATCTCCAAGAGATCTGCTCGAAGTTCTAGTTGTGCGATTGCATCAGCAGTCAACATGTCTTGTTGAATACGCTGGATCCTGGCTTGCTGTTTCATGGCCTGCACTCGTGCATGATTCAAGGCCATCACGCGATCATCACGCTGATTTAGGAGTGCAATGTAGGCAGCGTCAGCGGTGTAGCATTTGCCTGCAATGAAGTAGGCCAATTGAAAGTTTGAATTGGTTCTATGTCTTTTCACAATCATGACACTTGAACACCTGAGAATGCTGCCATCTGTGCTGTGGCAGTGGGTAATGCTGTGGCTGCTGTGTCATCACCGTCAGCATACACCACTTGTCTTGTGGTAGCAATGGTTGTGCCTGGCGTGCCATCTTGACCACCTGCAAACACACCTTTGGTATCCGAGCCTGCGGCTTCAGCAAAACGGTTGGCCACTGAGTTGGTAAATGTTGAACTCTGAGTGCCGTCTGTGAGACTGATCTTTTCAATAGTATTGACCACAGCACTGGTAGTGCCGCCATATAGATAACTGAATGATTGGTCGCCTGTGGCAGTGAGTTCACGACGTGCTGTGCCCAGTGCTGTTTGTGCGGCTCTAGTGTCATCTGAGAATGTGTAACGATCATTACGACTTAAATTGGCCGAACTATCATATCCACCAGAGATTAGAGCATAGGTAGCATTGTTGTGTTCAGCCATCCAGCCACTGGCACCACCCAGTGCTGTGCCTGCTGACCATGAGTCGCCAGAGATTGAATACTTTCTCACTGTGCTCACAAACGTGCCACCAAAAACATATCCTGTTGTGGTTGTGGCTCCACCACGCCAGCCGTTTTGCATTGTGACACTTGTGGTGCTTGCTGCCGCACTGGTCATTGAGGCGCCATCAGCGTTGGTGTATTCTCTATTTTGTGTGGCATTGACTGCACCTGTGTAACCACCCACAATCCAACCATTTACCTTGTCACCAAAGCCGGCAGCGTTGAATACTGCGGTGCTGAGTGCGCCTTCGCTGGCCCAGGTTGCATCACCTAGATCATAAGTTCTAGTAGCAGTGGTCACACCAGAATCACCAGACCCTGTAGTGCCACCTGCAAAGAATGCAAAGTTGAATGAAGGAGCACCTGCTGTCGCGGGCACACCCAGAATACCTTGAAGAACTTGCCTTGTTAGAAACATTGTGCGATCCTTAGAAGTATTTGGCTAGGCCAGCGATGTATGAGGTCCCATCATAAAAGATTGTGAGTGCATCCACATTGCCTGCTGTGGTTGAAATTGTTTTGGTTCCTTGCACAAATTTAAGGTTACTTGTGAGTGTGAAGTTGCCTGTTTGATACAACAACAAGGTCACACTTTCACCTGCTGCCAAGTTGGTGAGGTTGTTGGTGTTGATTGTGATTGACCCTGTGACTGCACCTGTTTGCACAGGTGCTGTGTTGGCATTGATTGTGAGTGTGCCTGTGAATGGGCCCACGTTGGCAATCTTTTCTTTGTAATCTACCAGGATTGCATTGGTTAGATATTGACCATTGCCTTGAACGTTGGCAGTCCAATTGGTAGGATCAACTAGGCTTGTGAGTGTCACAGTGCCTGATGTTTGGCTTGCACCAATTGTGGCTGAGTTTGCGAATGTGATTGCAGTGGGTGAGCCTGTTGTGCCATTAAGTGCCACGTTTGATGTGGTGCCACCTGCGCTTACGCCAACTTTAACGTTGGCCAAGTCTTGAAAATTTGCATCGGCTTCTGCAAAGGTCAGTGCTGAACCTTTGACTGCGCGAAGTGTTAGGCTGGGAATTGCCATGGGGAGATCTCCTTAGTGTTGTCTAGACACTTTATTTATGGAGATCAGATTCAATAGTTTTTTGTGCTAAGATCACTAAGTCCAAGCATTCCTTGATGATGTCTTGTCGAGTCTGCAAGTTTTGCATGGCAGCGACCAGTGCTTCATTGGCAGCAGTAAGTCTGGTTTGATTGTCGTTTAATATGCGCTGATTATCTGCCAGCAGTTGAAATCCCTGCTGTAGTTCCTGCAACATCTGTAGTGGGTCAAAATCTGTGATCAAGGTGTTTCACTCCAGTCTCGAACTTCATGTCCACACAGCACAGCATATACCAGCACTTCATACATCTTGTCTTCCAACACAGCCATTACTCTTGGGTCACGATCAGCCAAGGTAATTGCTTGTTGCAAGTATCCCAAGCGTCTGCGATGTCGTGCATGGTCATCTTCCTGCACAAAGGTCTTGCCAGCAGGCGTATCTTGGTAAATGGTGTGTCCGCCATCGGGTGAGGTGTATATGGGCATTAGAATACTTCATGTCCTGTGCTTCTTGCAAGATCCAAAAGTTCTAGTATACGCACATGAAACTGTGCTCTGAACTTGTCATCTGTTTCAGCAATGTTCATGATCAATTGCAGTCTTGCCAGGGCCAAGGCCGCAGGGTCATTGATTAACTTTTGCACAGCCTCTTGCACCTGTGTGATTTGTTCAGCGTTGAGTTCTCGTGGCTGTGTTTGTGTTGTGATGCTTGTGATGCTCATGCAAATAGTTCCTGGTATCTTGTGTGGTTTTGTGGAAAATGGTGTGCTTCCAGTGCCTGGATGGCCTCGGCAATGTCTTGGGCTGTGTTGCGTTCTATCATGACCCAACGGCTGTCTGCTGATAACACAGGGTCATCAAATACTCTGGTGGTTCTGGTTTGAACTCTGCGTAGATTGCGATACATGCCCCAAGGGTTGGCACTATGAACTATCTCAGCCCAGTTGCTTCTCTTCCAGTTGTTCATGGAGGTGTCCACGTCAGTGATCCAGTGACTGCCGTCGTCTGCACAATACCAGTGTAGTCGCCAGACTTCTGCTCCGGCATTGATTCGGCTGGCACCTGTGTGTTCTCTGTGGAATAATATGTATACCAGTTCGCGGTCTGGTGTGGGTTGCTTCATTTGAGTTCCTTTCAACTTGAATGCTTATTGTATTTAGTTTACCAGCAATTTGCAAGTCTTTTGGACTCTGACAAGCCACACTCCGGGTATCTCCAGATCATGCAAGATATCATCACTCACCATACTAGTGAGATACAAGGCAGTGACCACATGCACAGCCGCTATGTCCGTGGTGTGTTGTGCCAACCAAAGTCTGTTGCGAAAGTCATCTTCCTGCCAGTCATCCAGCCCATAATACCAGATCACATCTTCAGTAGTTTGGTGCATCCAGTCCAGCATGGGGTCCCGGCCACCTGCTGCCAGTTTGATATTAAATGGGTGTGATTCATTCATGGCCACCCACCATGAAGCAATACACCAATCAAATCCTGCATCCCAGGGCTGTGTCATGTTGGTTGGCATCAAGTATTTACAATCACTTGTATAAAACTCTTGCGGCTGTGGCCAGTGTAGGCACACTCTTTGCACTTCGAATAACCCCATATCTTCCGCCTGCAGAATAATATTTCTTTTGGTTTTCATTTAGATCTAGATCAAGATCAATTTCATAGATATCATCTTCAATACAGATCTTTGCTTGTGTGATCTTGTTATCTTGTATTCTTGCCAGCACAACCACATTGGCAAACCAAGCATTGCGTTTGCCTCTTGTGTGAACTCTACCCATACACCATTCATGTCCTACAGGACGATCTGTTTGCAGTTGATCTTTGATCTCTTGCACAAAGGATTGAAAGTATTCTGCATCACCTGCATAGGGTTTGATCTCTCTCCAACGCTTTTGTCTTTTGAGTTCGCCTGTGAGTTTTACCACAGCACCTAGTTCAGCATCTGCAGGTGTTTGTAGTGTGAGGTTTAGTTTGATGCCTTTGCTACTGATCACATGATATGCTTCAATACCTGTGTAGGCGCGAGAACTAACGTTATCGCTGGGCGTGATGACAATCTCCTCCAAGCCCTCTGGGCTCTTCTGCGAAGCAGGGCCAATTGAGTCCGAAGGACTAGTTCCATCACTTTCTTCGCGATCATGTTCGCGAGAAATATGTTTATATGTTTTAATGTTTACATGCTTCTCGCGCCGCGCGAGATCTATTACTTCTCGCGCCTCGAGGTCAAATGATTGCTTTTGTCTAGCATTTGCAACCATGCTCAGTATTTCTTCAGTGGTATAGTTCATGTTGTTTCCTTATATAAATTGCCATTTTGTTCTCCTTGCGACTCCGATGTAATAGTATATATGATTATGCATAAAAAACCTATGGTTTTGGGGCTCAAAACGAGGTCAAAAAAAAGCCCAGTAAGGTCAGTTACTGGGCTCAGGGTCCGAACATTGCATTCGGTGTTGTTGATTATAAGGATTTAGATTTCGGAGTCTAAGAACAAATGGCATCAACAACATGTGTCCTGACAACCGCGAAGAAGTCAATTAGGTAGGAGGTAATGGCTGTAACCCCTTAGGACAATAATATTTATGCCGTTACCTAGGCACCACAGCAGAGAATCCTCGTCCGTTTACTGTGCCAGAATATATGTTTACACCTGTTGGCGAACCTGTCACGCCTGGTGTGCCTGAGGGCAAGGCAATCAGTGCAGGATAACCTTGATAGGTTGTGCAACCTGTGAGTGCAAGTAATGTGATGATTATGATGACTCGGAACATACAGCCTCCTGTGATTTCATTGCCAATGCAATATTGGCCACCACGGCCTGTTCCACAATGTGCCAGGCAGTATCTTCTCCGAATTCACGCCTAACTTGTGTGATCTGTTCTCTAAGTGCAAGGTATGCACGACTTTGATCTATACTTGACATTTTGACTCCGAATCAAATAGTAGGATATACTACCATGCTCTTATTGTAGCATTAAATGGATTTGAAGTCAACAATCATATGGTAAATCTGTGGGTTTTTTACAACAATACCTAGCCCTGCTGAGTGCAAGAATTCATGCTTGAAACCAGGTAATTCTTGGAAGAATTGGCCAATTTCTGGGAAGGCCTGAGTGTCGTGAAACAGGATCACACCCGAATCACGCACATGACCATGCCAGTTGGCGTAGTCTTCACTCACTGCTGAATATGTGTGCAGGCCATCAATGTGCAAGATATCAATGGGCAGGGTCCAGGATTTGGCCACCGCATCAAACCAACCTTGGATCCAGGTGATATTGGTCAAGCCCAGTTGCTGTTGATCATGTGTGACTTGATCGCGGGTGTTTCGGAATCCAGCATGAGCATCTCCCTCAAATGAGTCTATGCCATACACATGACCAGGATTGTGTTCAGCCCAGCAGAATGTTGAGTATCCAGTATCTACACCAAGATCCACAGTGACTCGGGGTTGGAGTTCATGCACCAGCCATTGTGCAAATGATCTGTGCCCTTTCCAGGCACTGGCTAGAGTTTCAATATTCATATGGGGGATGCAAAGCCGGTGGATTCAATGGCCGTAGAATCCATATATGAGGTGTCGGTAGACATCCGGCTTTGCACAATTATTTATTACGCAGTTCACTCAATCGATCCAGGATGCCTGCTTGTTTCAGGCTCATTTCACGTGCTTGTTCTTCTGTGAAGATCTGCACAGGTTCATTCCAAAAGTCTTTTCTTGGACGTCCTAATCGATTGCCAGGCTTGGCTGTTCGTAGGCCTCGAGAGATGTAGTTGACACCTGCACCAGATGGGTTAATCAAGCACCCATTCTTCAAGTCTACCTTTTTTTTACAAGTATCACACTGTGTGACCCAGGCTCGCCGGTATTGTTGTTTGTCCAGCATAAACACATGATTCATACATGTGGTGCATGATCGATCACAGTAGGCACAGGGTCTAGTTTCGGGGAGAGTATGGTCAATCACAAACTCAGTGGGTGCATCAGCATCCACCAGGCGACTGCCTTGTGGGTCTCTGGCTATTTTGACTTGTTTGAGAACAGCAACTTCTCGAAGTCGTGATTTGAATTCTTCTTGGTCCACACGGACTCCTTGATCAACATTTTTTGAACTATACTCAATTATAGTGTTACGAATACATTGGCATTGAATGGCAAGCCTTTCCAAGCACTACCATTATAGAATGCCACACCTGGGTTTGATGCAATGTTGCCCACGTTTGAACACATGACCATGTCACCTGACACATTGCTAGTGAAACTTAAAATAACACTGGTTGGAAACTGTGTGAGACGTAAAATATTTTGAATGTTCACAATACCAGAGCTGGGTGCCAGCGTGATGTCTGCTGAGGTAGTGGAGATTGTGGGCGGAATCTGTGCAGTAGGTAGGTAACCTGATCCATCTAGTATGGCCACACCTGATGCCACACCACCATCTGTAATAATGGTATTGAGTTTTTGCACAGCATCCAACAGGTCAGCACGAGCCGCACTGGGATCATCTGTTGCTGAGTCTAAATTACTTGTGCTAACTGTTGCTGTTGGAAATGTCATTTTCGTTGTCCTTGTTTGTATTTAACCAGATGCTTATCTGGTGCCTAAATTGGTCGAGTCCATGTATTGTTCTGGCAACACATAGAGTAGTGCATCAAATGTTCCGCCGGCGGCATCCCCGTCTGTGTTCTTGATTGACACCGTTGGTTCAACACGATCTTTGCTGCCAACATACATAAAAATCTGTGATGCAGTTTCTGTTGCAAAGTATTTTTGTGTGGTATCTACATCTGGAGAAATCAATGTGACCATGGATCCTGCAGGATGACTGCTTTTCACACTAGATCCAAATCTAGAAGTGGTTGTGCCTCTAGTAAAGGTTCTAAGAGTATCAGCGTCACGATAGGTATAATCAATTGTTTCACTACCAATCAAAATTGTTCCTGATTCTGGAAACTGGCTGGCATTGCCTGCACCTAGTTCTAGCAAATCAGTTACCACAACAGGACTCATGCTTACTGCATATAGATTACCAATATTGCCACTGATACCAGTGGTGCTCACAACCACATTGGTATTTGCATCAAATTCATATAGACTCAAACCATTGTAACTTGCAACACTACCACGGCTGGCCACTGCCAACTGTGTGCCACCAGCACACCATTCCACATCATATACACCTGCGCTGTTGGTAATCACATTGCCACTGACCTGCACAAAACTATTGCCATAGTTTCTATACAACAAGAAATCATTTGTTTGGCTCACACGATTGGTAGAACTTGCTGTGTAACCTATCACAATCACATTGCTGGATTGATTCCAGTCTAGATTGAACACACCAGTGTTGAGAAAATTAACACCAGAAATATCACCAAGAGAAATAAATGTAGACCCAGAGCGATAGTATGCTCGGACTCTGGCATTGGTTCCTGAGTTGTATGATACCAAAAGATAAGTTCCTGTTGGATCCCATTCAAGATTGATCACTGTGTCGTTTGGCAAACTGGCAGGATCAGATAGTTTGGTAAATGTTGTGCCTGAACGAGAATATATCTGTAGATATGGGCTGGAACTACTGCCCACTGCAAGATATGCATCTGTAGGACTGAATGCCACTGCCAGTGCATTGCCTGCAGGCAAAGTTGCAGGATTGCTTAGTTTGGTAAATGTTCCTGCAGGATTATTTTCATAGATTGTGACATATGGTGAATTATCATGTGCCACTGCCAATAGGCCATTTGTGGGATTGGTAGATTTGTTCCAACAAACATCATGCACAGGACCTGTGGGCCAAATGTTGGGATCTGCTGATTTTTCATAAACAGCATCGCCAAAACTACTACCAATTGTTCTAGCAAAGATACGCAGATTATTGTTATTTTGTGATTCATCACCATAGGCAAAATAAAGTGCATCTCTTTGCCAGTCCACGCTGTCACCTCTATAGGCACCTGTGTTGCTGAGTAGTGTTCTAGCATTAAAGTCAGTGCCATTTGTGGTCAAATACACATTGGCCTTGCTGGTAATGTCATCACTGGTAAGAGTAATTGCATAACCTGTATAGGTAGGTCTTGTGCCTAGATTGGCAGTGAGTCGTGCTTCTGCATTGGATTTCCAATCATACACATAATTGGAACTCACATATCGCAAGGTGGTAATTCCAGGATCATGAGGTGTCACACTCATGTTCAACACAGCACTAATGGTTCTACTCAGTGGCAATACCACACCTAGATCATTGGTTGCCAGTGTGGCGCTGTCAACATCATTGTATTGTATATCAAATCTGCTGTTGGTGCTGATACTGTTCAAACTACGCAGTTGAATCTGACCACTAGGATCAGTTACATTGGCAACCACTGAATAGTAACGACCATAGAATGCTGATAAGTTGCCAGTATTGGGATTGATGTTGCTTACAATTTCTTCGCCAGCAAATGCACCTGTGTTTGAGGTATAAACCGAATAAGAAATATTGCCTGTGACATCTGCTGTGGTTTTGAGATTGAAGTAACCAATACTACCACGATCCTGAACTGTGCTGACCACAATCATGGCATTGGCAGGTTGGTTGTTCCATGATGTCCATGACCCCCAGGTCACAACATTGGCCAATGCTGACCAAGTTGAATTGCTCTTTGGTCGTGCATAGCCACTCTCTTGATCAATAATACTGGTATCTTGTGGTAGTGCCATTATACGGTTCCTGTTCCAGGTAAGGTTGTTGAAATTACTGTGCCATATGACGGACTTGATTTATTTTCGCCAATTGCATTCAATGGATCATAATAATACATGTCATTCACACTTACCATTTGTGTTCTTGCATCACTTAGTTTTCTTCTATAGCCAGCAGTAAAGTCTGCATCACGAATATTCACAGCAGTTGGATCTGTTGCACTATTCCAATCAAATGCAATTGGTTTGGTTGGAGTCAACAAATCAACTCTATATAAACCACCAGAGTTTGATTGTCCTTTGACCAGTAATGCCTTACTACTTGCCACAGGCACCACACCAGATACCACGCGGAACAACAATTGGACCTGTGCAAGATCAGTGGTCATTGGCATGCAATATCGACTATCGCCATTGGTGGCATTGTCTGCGGCAAGTCCAAGAGGATAAAAGTCTTGACCTTTGGTTAGATTTGGATTTGATGTGGCATAGCCACTCACACCATATCTGGGATCAAACTCATTGAACCCTGTGGGGAATCTCAAACTGGCAGTTCCAGATTTGACACTGGCACTACCAACTTCAATCAATTCCCAACGACCAATACCATAGTGTTTGGCCACATTGGTATAGGCACTATTGCTGAAACTTCTACGATAAATTTGTAACTTTGAAAAATTGGCTACTTGTGTGCAGTCCCAAGATATTTCAATCCAGTGTCGCAGTTTGACCACTTTGGGTGTTTGACCATATGCTCCATAATCAAAGTCAGCCAGTCGGCCCACACAACTGGTTATGCTGGCCACAGGTGTGGCATTGTCAAATGTTGTGCTGAGGCTGTTGGTGGCAATGCCTGTGTCCATTTGTTTGAATTTCCAAAGTGGTGCCCAGTTGGGTGCTCCAGAAATAACTGTTCCTGGGTAGTATGGGTCAGTAGTGCTTCTACTAACATATCCTATTCCATAAGAACTATAATTACTTTCTTTATAATTGACCCCACCATTGAATACCAGGGGTGTGGCAACAACTTCATAGTATGTGTCATGTTTCATTGCTGTGATATCATAATAAGGAGTATAGGTTCCTGCATCTACCACTGTATCAGGAGCACCTTTGAATTCTACTGTGGTGAACACAGGATTTGTTCCTGGCACATAGGCACGATAACGTATTTTCATACCTTGCCATGTGTTACGATTGGCAGCATCAGGTGCTAACATACCAAACTTGATACCACCAGTGCTGGTTGAAACAATCACAGCATTCATGATGGTTTGTGTGTTCAATGAGTTGGCAACTGAACCTGCTGGTGGTTCAGTCACTGTCATGGCATTCACATTCATGTGTCCTGTTGTGGGCACAGCAGGATCTGAAGCAACACCTGTGCCGTAGAAAATATTCACACCTGTGGCACTGGCTGCATATCCAGGTGATTGAACTTTACCAGTTGCTACATATTGGTTGGTAGACTCAGTGCCATCTTTATAGGTAAGTCTAAAAACAAATGTATAAATTGCACCGCCACCAGGTGTAATTACTGAACCATTTATACCAGTGCCCAGCACTCCAAGATAACCGGTGTAAGGGATACTATATTCAGTTCCTGGTGAGTAGTTTGCAAATGCATAACTGGTCTTGGTCCAGTAGGTTTCTGCATCACTCTTGGCATAGATGTTCATGCCTGTGACATCAAGGTTATATGGTTGAGTTCGGATATCTTGACTGAACTGGAATGAACCTGTTCTAGGGTTTGTTTGACTGCCTGAACTTGGAACAGGCACAACAAAACGGATGATATCAACTTTGTTATCTCTTGCACCGGCTTGTGCAATGATCAAGTTGGGCCATGAACTAGATGCAATTTGAATCAGTTCACTTGGATTGGTGGCAGCGGCTTCATTGGTTGCTGGATTAAGGGTTGTGTTAAAGAATCGTGTGCTGTATTCACCTGTGATGTAGACCACTCGGAAATAAGCCACGTATTGATTGAACGTGGCCTGCAGGCTAGACACCACTGCAAGAGGACCTACTTCCAGGTAAAATGTGCCTCCTGCGCCGGGTTTTTGACGGTCTTCTATGGCTGAATAGCCTAGTTTATTGCCGTTGAGTGCAAAGTATACATTCACACCTGCATACATGCTGTGAGCCGGTTGTTTCACAGTCAATCGTGCATAGATCAGGCTGTTTTTGGTAATGTATTCTACATTGGTGATATCAATCACATCATCCAAGGGCACCGGTTTGGGTGAGCCAGGTGGTGTGTTGTTGGTTCCATTGATGTTGGTGCTACTGCCTGTGCCACCAATACCACCTGCATCTGTGCCAGCATTGGGATTGTTTGGTGCAGGATTCAAAGTAGTTCCGCCACCTGTAAACGGAATGGTAGCCGGAGGCACAAGACCAAGTGGTAATGCATCAACTTCCACAGGATAATAAATTGTTGCACCCTTTGGCACATAGATAGGCAACACCACATCAGGCTCACCTACTTTGGTGTAAGGATACAAACTGTCTGGATTGCGGATACAACCAAGATCAAATGTGTAATCATCATTGTATCCAATATTGACCACACGCCAAGGTGTGTCACCAAAGTTCAATATTTGACTTTGAATACGAATATTATCACCTGGCTCTAGTTCAAATGCTGAACTAGATACTTTGAGACTGCATGACTCTTGATTGCGACTCTTGTTGAACAATAGTCTTGCAAAATCCCAAGCCATGGCCTGATTGGTAATGGTGCTGAATGTGACTTCAAGTTTGTTTTCTCTGCCGCCATCAATAGCAATATATGTTTGGCGTTCTGCTTCTGTTGCAGGATATACCACTTGGTTGTTGGCCCATTTAGAACTGGGTTCAACATAGGTCACTACCACAACATTGTATTTGGCACTTCGCTCAATACCTGTGTAGGTTACATCACCCATGATATCATATTGGTTGTCCAATATGCTTGAGTTACGTATCTGATAATCACTGGTGCATTCAGCCACAATGGTTGCCGCACCAGAAAGAATATTGGTTGGGTGTCCTGCATCTTCAATCTTGAGTTTATACTTGCCCTGCACATAAGGCATGTAGGCACGGAAACCTTGCAACAGCAATTTTACGTTTTGAAAAATACTATAACCTGTGTCCAACACATAGTTACTGGTCAAGATAGGACCATTCACAGTGGTGCCGGCATAGGTCACAGTGGTATTACATTTGGCAGCAGCCACACGCCAGGTGGCCCAGTCAATTTCTGAGTTTGTTAGGCCTTTGCCATATCTTGGATTACGTAGGTAATCCAACAAGATCTCAGCAGGGTTGGTTGAGTAGCGTTCGGTGTAACCGGCAGCACCATATTCATAACTCTCACTGGTTGAAGTTTCAAGACTGGCGATTCTACGACCTTGCATGACCACTTGCATGGAAGGTATTGAACCTGAGAATGGATTTGAATCTGCATCTGCTTGTGTTTTGATCTCCAACCATTCATAACGCACAAACAAGGCAGCAAGGCCGTTGTGTGTCATGGTTGATTTGAAACTTGGTGCATCTTTGAACAAGCCATTTTTAAGAGTTGTGCCTAGTGTGCTTGAAGCAGGTGATGCAAAATACACACCTGGTGACCACAGCATACTCACACGACCTTTGAACTTGCCTTCGGTGATATCTACTTGTGTGCCTGCATTCAATGAAGCAATCATTGTGGCAGGTAAACTTTCATCATTGAGATACACTTCTCTAAGTCCATTAACAGGACCTTCGCAGAATGTATACACCACCCAGAGATATTTGTTGTTGGTAGATCCTGTTTCTGCAAAAGTTGTGACACCTGCCATTTTGCGAAAACCATACACAACAGGAATAGCCACAGCACCGCCACCATTCTGTTGCACCAGCACACCTTGTTGCCGTTCTGCTTCTTGTGCATTGCCAATATCAGGCATGCCTCCCATGAGACCCATGAATGGCTGTATAACCATACTGACCACACTGGCCACTACACCAACAACTGCCTTGACAACACCTACAACAGCATTTACAACACCATTGACAACACCACCAATAAAATCACCTGCCGCTTTGAATACATTAGCCATTGATCAACTCCTTACCCATCCAAACACCTGGTTTGAAATCAAAATATTCAAATAAACGTTGTGTGCGTTCAGGGTTGATACCAATATCGCCAGCAGTGATTTGTGTGGCGCCGCCAATTCGTGCCCACTCTTCAATGGCCTTGATCAATTCTCGAAAGTTATCCATACCACGATGACTGTCCAAGAGATAGATAAATGCAATGTTTGCAATCACAATAGTTTTGTTCCAGGGACAAGCAGTAAAGTAGCCTGCCACAAATCCCACTGGTCTAGCATTGTCATATGCATTGAACCAAGAGTATTCATAATTGCTTGAAAACAAACGAATGGTTTCAAGCACACTATTCTCATCATATTCATCAGCAATGCGTGGCATTGATTCCACAGCCTCGTCACGATAGTAACCAAACAAGGTCATGGTTGAATTAAATTCCTCTGGACGCATCCGGCGAACAATCATAGTTTACCCCACTTGAATTCACTTTGTCCCACAATACCAGACTTTTCCATACTGGTGTCATAATTCACGCCTTGATAAAACCAATTGCTATTGGTATTGGTCTTGCGACCTGCTGTTCTTTCAAAGTCAGCAAACAAACTGGCACAGTCAACATTTATCTGACAACTATTACTTTTCTCAGTGATAGCGGCATTATAAATCTGTCCATCAAATATCATAATTGGTGTTCCCACAATGCTTAGATCATAATAGTTCAAGAATGCTTTGTAGACAACCACACGTTTGCCTTCATAATCTTGATCAACAAATTTATTTACGTAACTGTTTCCCACGGCTGAAAGATAGATGGTGAACTTGCCTACACGAACATCAAAGTCTTCTGATAAACTTGAGAATCCCATGAAGTCACCTTGTGCGGTGTATGTGTTTGAACCAGCGGTGGGTGCTGTGGCACTATCATAGGCAATATTGATACCACCTGATGCAAGATACAACGGTGTGGTCAGGTGCAGTTCAACTAGGTCAACTGCAATGAAGTTTTCACGATAGAACTCAGTTCTTACTGCATCTGAAAATACTTTCATTTACCATACCTCTCTCATGCTCACACTCAGTGTGCTGATACCACCATAACTGGATTCAAATGCCTGTTCTGTTTCTCTTGCAATCACTGTGAATGGCACACCATTGGTCCAGATACGTGTGCCTGATGCAACACTGGATACTGAACTTCCGGAAAACTGCACATTAGCTGTGCCAGATCCCGAAGTGGTCACGTCTTGTGTGACCATATACATCTTGCTGTGTGTGTTGAATCTAAAGAAGTCACCTGCTTTGAGAATCGTTGTGTTGTTCACACCCACACCTGTGAGGTTGACCCAGCGTTGGCCCACTGCCACTGTGCCTGTGATGGCCACATTGTTGGCACTGGTGTTTGATGCTTTGCTCACACTGAGTTCTGGTAGCACAATCTCAAATGAAAACAACGGACCCATTGTGGTTGCCAGGAATCCATTTACTTCACCCAGTTGGCTGGCAGTTAGGCTGGGATACTTGGCTTCAAATGTATAAAAACTATGACCATAACCTACTCTGCGTATCTTGCCTGAGTTGGTTTCGCTGGAGATAGTTGGAGTAATAACTCTAAAGTTTACTGCTTGTAAACTTGGTGTTGTGGGATATTGACCTGGTGATATATCAGCCATTATGCTCTACGTCCTCTTTCTAGTTGTGCGTCTGCAATGATTGTGGTGATCAGGCTACGACGGCTTGTTAGCAGTTGATCAAAACCTGCGGTATCATTGGCAGTGATGTTGAATGTAACATTGGTTGTTCCGCCACCACCCAGTTGATCATTTCTTGTGATTGAGCCAGAATTGGTAGGAGTAAACAGTTCAGGTCCATTCTCACCAACCATGTATGACTTGCCACCCATGACAGGTCCACCTAATGCACGTCCAGAGAACTGTTGATTCTTGATTGCTGATACCTGTGCAAGACCTGCCGCAATGGCACCTGCCACATAGATGAATGATATTGGAGGTCCAGGTGGCATGGCAATTGCCATTGCTGCCGCTTGGTATGTGCTGATCATGGCCTGTGCAATGGCCAATGCTTTGTATGTGTTGAAAGCATCCTTGTTATAGGTGCCCAGTTGTTGGAAGATGTTGGCAGTGGCACCCAGCATGCCTTGTGCGGCAGTGACACCGCCTTGACGAATCATGGCCACTTGTTCCTGTTGCTTCATCACAATGTCAATCACTGCTTGATTGGTAACACCTGCATTTTTTAGGATTGCGGCTGATTCGGCCTGTTGCTGTGTGAGTCTTTGTTGACCTGCTGTTTGTTGTATGATTAGCAGTCTATTCTGATAATCTTGTTCACTGATTAGACTTTGGTCACGCAACAGTTGCAAGCCTTCTTCTTGTGTTTGTCGTTGCTTGTCAATGCCTGTATTGCTGGTGCCAAACTGTTGTTGTGCCGCACCAATCACTGCTTGTGTGGTTGGCGGTGCCTTCATGTCAGCAATGGCTTGACTTATGTCTCTTTTCTTTTCCAGTGCGGCAATGGCACGTAGTTCATTTGCATATTGTTCTTGTTGCTTGACAGTGAAGTCACTGCCCAGTTGATTGATTCTGATCTGAACTGCTTCTTGGATCTTGGCTTCTTCGGTAGTGGCACCCATTGCGGCACGGATCACTTTTTCTCTGTCACCAAGTTCTTGTTTTAGTTTGGCAGTTTGTTCAGCAATACGCAATTGGCTTGCTTGCAACACAATGGTCTGTGCATTTTGATCCACAAACTCTTTGCCATATTTGTTACGTGCAGTATCCAGGGCCACTAGGTTGGCTCGTTGTGCGGCATCTTCAATGCCATACTGCACAATCTTCTGTTGGTTGGCAATACTATCCTGAGTCAACTGATTGTTGTATTCTGCAATCTGTGTTTGCCTTATTGCTTGTTCAACAGTGGCTTTCTTGGCTTCGTATTCTTGTTTGGTTACTGAATTTTGATAGGCCTGCATCTTGCCAAGAACTGCACGTTCAAGTGCATCAGTCTTGGTTGCCATGGTCATGGCTTGTGACAAACTCAACAGAGTCTTGGCTGTGTTGATTCGATCTTCTTCCACAGCCTTGATCATCAACTGTGCTCGCAATTGACTTTCTAAGCCTGCAGGTATTTGTTTGCCAATAGAAAGATACTTGGCCTGTTCCACAGCAATGGCTTTGCTGACTTCAAGATTACGATCCTTGATTGGACCTTCTTGCTTGAGATACTGATTGGTTTGTTTGAGTTTGGTGATTTGTTCACCCAACGCTTTGTCAAGATCTAATTCTTGAGTGGTGCGTTGTGCAGTAATCTTGAGACCTTTTTGGGCCTCTGCTGCCAATTCCTGTTGACTCTTGGTTGCTTTGTTTGTGCCATCCACTAGTTTATTGGTTTCTTGCACAGCCAAGCCAACTGCGGCACCAACACCTGCCGCGGCAAGTAGTGCAAGACCACCTGAAGCAATGGCTGTGAGTGTGGCCAGGGGAATCATGGCTATGGTAAGTGCAATGATACCTGCTGTGAGTCCCACTAGGCCACCCACCACAAGACCAACATTGTCTGCCAGGAACCCTAGTCCCTTGCTGAGTAATTGTGTGATCTTTAGTTTGTCATCCAGTTTCTTCACTGCCAGTGTGAGACTGGTATTGAAGTTGGTTATTGCCTGTGGCAAAGTCCTAATGGTATTACCATAATCTTGTGCAATCTGATTGCTGTTGATCAAGGCCTTGCCAATGATCTCTGCACTGAGTTGGCCTTGGCTGGCCATTTGTATCAG